CGCCTGTATATAGTTGATGCCACGGAAATTCTTTATAACTTTTACACTCAGCATTAAAACGAGGAAAACTTAACGGAGGAACAATGTCTCCTTTAAGGACTCTTATAGTGCCTTCGTGTAAAAATTCTTTGCGAGCAGCATTTAAGCCGCCTACATACGCACCAGATCCTGGAACTCTAATAAAGGTTTCATTGTAGATTTCAGAAAGTCGTCTAGCAACATCTCTTTCCCAATTACTACCTTTTGCTTTCTGTGGACTTGGCACGTGCTTACTTATACCTTGTAATATATTCTGCTCAAAATTGTAATTTACCCACGCAGTAATTTCAAGCTGATACTCGTCAATTTGACTCAAATTAAAAATATTAGGCATCGGTTGTATCGTATGTTGTGAACCCGTTTTCTTTTACTACTGTTAATGTATTGTGTACACGTCCAATAAGTTCATCTTTGTGCGAAACAAGCCACACACTCTTAGAACGCTCGCGAGTCATGTGTTTTAAGATACCTAATGCGTTTTCAACACCTTGCGAATCTAGTCCATTGTCGATTAGCTCGTCAACAAATACAACATTAATTGGTTGGTATAGAGATTCCCAAACATCACGGAATGCCCATGACAAACTTAATATAAGTCTGTTACGTTCACCACGCGATAAGTTATCAAAATCCAAATCTCGTCCTAGATCGGTAATTTCTACAGAAAGATCATTTAAGAACTGTACTGTATGTCTTAATCCAATTTTGTCAAGATAATGCGTTAACCGAGAGTTTAGATACGCTAGATTCTGATCAATAATCTTTTTACGAATAAACGAATCCTTGTTAGTGAGCAATTTAAGCAAGAACTCTTGATGCTCTTGTAAATGTGCTAACTCATTTACACGATCATATGAAACTTCTTGTAACGCTTGTTCTTCCATTTCTGTAATTTGCTCACTATATGGGTCTGTTTCATTGCGACGTGTTTCTAGCTGCGCACGAGCAGTTTCTAGTGTATTTTTATGCTCCAATGCTTCTTGTAATGTTTTATAAAACGTTTGCGGCTTTGATCCAAGTTCGCCTAGTGCTTGTAATCCTTGATGTGCTTCGTCCCATTGACCTTCATTGGTAACAATTTGAAGTGCTGCTTGTTGTAGATCGCCTTCTTTGTCTGCTAAAATTTCTTCATGTTTAGCATCGTGTAACTCTTGACCGCACGCATGACACTTGTGATCCTTTAGTGAAGCAATTTCTTTTTCTAATTTTTGAATTTTAGTTCCAAGACGCTTATTCTCGGCGTCGATTGAGGTTTGATATACTTGTAGTGTATCAATTTGTGTTTTCTTTTCGTTATATGCATCAATTTCAGCAAACGCTTTTACTTCTGCTTCAATATCAATGTGTTCAAGAGCTTCAATGGATGCTTCATAATCGGCAACATCTTTTTGTTGATTATCTAACCACATACGTTGCCGACGTCTAACCGAATCGATTTGATCTTGAATACGTTGATTAGCATCCATAACTGCTTGAATACGCAACTCTTCTTCTTTTTTGAGGTCTTTTGTATTTTTAGACTGCTCTTTTAGTTGCTCTGCTTTTTCGGTGAGCAATGTGATGCCAAGCAATTGCTCGATAATATCACGCTGATCGTTGGCCCGCATACTGAGGAAAGGTTCGGTATACGTGTTCAAAGCCACAATATGCTTGAACATAGTGTGGCTTATACCTAGCAATTCCTCAATAGCTTTTTGTGTTTCTCGCGAATCACCCTGGGCGTTATCTGTTGATTCTTGTTCTTCATTTTCAATATAGAACTTTAATACGTTAGGCTTGCGCCCACGCTCAATTCTGTACTCTTTGCCAGCGTACTCAAACTCTACAGAGCAAAGCATGCCTTTAGAATTTGTTTTGTTAATTAAGTTATCTCGTTTAATGTTAGTCAGTGCTACACCGTAAAACGCATACGAAAGTGCGTTAATAATAGTAGTCTTACCTGTGCCATTACGAGCGCCATCGCCACCTAAGTCCATATTATTACCTAACACCAGGGTTAGATCATTGCGGTCAAAATGAACTGCTTGCGTAGCATTGCCTACGCTCATAAAGTTTTTAACGGTTAATGTGCGAATTGTTATCATTAATTTATTTGTTTATAATTTTGATAATAATTTTGAAATTGACTTTAGTTCTTGCTGCTCTAAGTCTTTTAAAATATTAAAATTATGATTCAAGATAGGTGTATACTCTAACACAAAATCTTTTATTTTGTCAATGGGCATTTGTGTTAATCGGGTTATTTCGTCAAGTAAAAATTTCATACGATACACTGGATCAACTATTTGGTCATAATCTTCATTAATAAATGGAGCAAAAGTTTGAAAACCTTTGCTGCATAAAAATTTTAGTGTGTTAGGTGCACCTACAACTAAAAACGGTCTTTTGTTAATTATAGGACGAATTATTTTTTCAGATATCCGCGGATATTTGTAATCGAACACGGTTTCGGTAACAATGTCAATACCAATTAATTGATAAAAGTCTTTGACAATATCATTATGTCTGTTAATATGATGTCCGTTAGCAGAGCCGGTGATAATGTTGTCTGAATATTTTTCATCAGTTGGTAAAGTGTTTAGCTCTCCATAGGTATTCCAATTTTCGTTAATTCTAGTAAATGGTTTAGTGTATATTCTATGTTTCATGATCACGTATTATTATAGGATGTTACAATTTTTTCTAATAGGTTATTATTTTTTAAAAAATGAAATAATCCGTTGCGATGAATTCTTTTTGCCCCCATCATGCATAACGCATGTTTTTTAATTTTAGCTGGATTAACATTAATATCTGGATAACAAAAATTATCTAGCATTAGGTCTGACGATGCGCTCATACAATTATCGATGATCAATGGTAAATCAAACTGATGTAATTTTTGAGGAATAAGGAATTTAAATTCTTCTTCGATACCTAAATGATCAGTTACAAAAATTACACGCCCTAACGAAATGTCAACTTCTTGGAATGTCCTAACAAGATTAAAAATAGATAATCCATAAGGGCTTCCAGGAAGATAAAAGTCTGTATCACCGTGACATATAACATAATAATCGTTGTGTTGAAAAGTTTCTTTTTTTGTTCTTAATAAAATCGAGCGAAGTTTTTCAAAATCATCATCTATAAGTATTAGACTGATATTAGCGAGAATATTAACATGCTTTGAAATTTCGCTAAGAAAGTTTTTTGTTACATTAGCCATAGTTAAAATATTCTATAATTTAGTGCCTTCATAAATTCCTATAAATTTCTAACAATAATTGCTTATTATAAAAATCAGAGTCTATATTTGTTAATTGTTCTGTGATAATTTGGTCAACTGAGTGAAACATAACGGAGTCTGATGAATCTAATTCGTGCTCTTGATTTTTAGATTTTGGCAAAAGGCTAATTTCTCTAACACCGTAACTGTTTACAAATGTTTCTTTAATAAAGTTTGCTTCTTCGTAACTTACATTAATATCCAAATTAACACGAACATACATATTAGGTTTTAGAATTTGGTCGGCATGATCGATTAACGCTGACAAATCAACAACACGATATGTTGGTTGTTGATCCCACGCAAAGAACTCTGGGTTCTGCCCCCATTCTAAGATTGTAGCACCACGCTGTTCATCACCAGCGTCAGCAAAGTTATGTGGGAACGCATTGCCAATGTACGAAATATTACCCTTATTTTGACGCATATGAAAGTGCCCACTAAACACACGTTCAACACCTTTGAAATCATCTGCGTTAACTTCGCCGGTGTCGGGCATTTCTACCATTGCATTCATTTTAAAGTGCGGTAGTTCAAAATGACCAAACACATACTTGGATGTAATCTTTTGAATACGCTTATGATCATCACCAACTAGCCACGGAACAATAGTTACATCGCCATCAGTAAACCAATCATTAACAACATGAATGTTGGGCAAATGCTTCGCCCACTCTGCACCGTGAATGTCACGTTTGTCTCTATAATAAAGATCGTGATTACCGGGCAAGAAATAAAACCGATCAAATGCAGCACTCAATTTCTCTAAACTGCGCAAACTAAAATTTAATGTCTGTAGGTTAATACTAGCACGATGATGATGCCAATCACCGAGAAACATTCCGGTTTCGCAATTTTTACTTTTGGCTAAATCAATAAACCAATCCACAAAACTTTCGCAGTCTTGTAAATGTGTAATGCTATTATTCTTTAGCCCGAAGTGAATATCGGTAAAAATTGCTGCTCGTTTGAATAAGCTCACTCAAAAATCTCCAATAACTTGTTTGTTGATAACCGATACTTTTATCAAACATTAATTTGTTTTAATCCCCTAAATATTTCCCGTCAACATTCTCATTTGCAAATTGGCGAGTCCAACTCGGGTCAAGGCCATGCTGTTCAAGAATATCGTCACCAATATTCTGCATTTTCTTTTCAATGTTTAGTACACGGGTAAATGAGTTAGTAACTGCTGCTGTGTAATAAGCAAATGGATTCAGTGATTTTGCTTCGTTAAACTGTAAGCCAATTTGACAAAGTTGAAGCAGAGCTTGCGAACGCATTTCGTCATTATAAGTGTATCCACGCCAGTTAGAACGTGTAGCATAACGTTCACATAACTTCATATACATCATAGCAAGTTTATCTGTAACACGTCCGTGACTCTTACTAAAGTGTCCAGTTTCAAAATCACCACGCCAGTGACTACGGCCTACTTCGAACGGGTTACCATCTGCGTCGATTCTATAATGCTTGAATGGCGGAAAGTTACAACGAACTGGAACCATTTCTACATCGGGATCGTTAGCATCAACATCTGTGTCGTCGGTGTCTTCATCTAGATCTAAATCATCAAGCAAGTCTGCTGCTTTCTTTTTCTTAGGTTTAGTGCTTGCTTTTGTACGCTTCTTAGGTCCTAGCGGAACGTGTTCGTCGGTCATTACACGAATAACAATATCTTCGTTAGTAATAGATTTTGGATCTACAGTTTCGCCTGTGAGTTTAGACAAACGTGTGGCACGATTGTCACGTGCTTCTTTTAGTGTACGAACGTTGATCTTTTCAAGTCCGGTCTTGCCGTTTTCGTCCGGTTCTAAAATTAAATCAAAATCGCTGTCTGTAATCTTGTCTCGGTAAGAGCAAAATGTGTTCTTACTTTTGTGAATTTCTGCCAGTATATCTTTGTTGTTTAGATAGTTTACTCTTTTCTGTTTTGGTTGATTCATTGAATCTCCTATAATAATACACTTATTATATAACAAATTTGTGTATGATGTCAATATTTTTTTGCATTATATACGCAGTTAATGGGTGACATAAATAATGACACAAGGACACATTATTGATATGGCTATATTTGATTATGAAGGTTACAATCAAGCACTTAGTGATGCAGAGGCGGATCGAGCCGCTGCTGTTAGCGCACGTAACAAACTCAGAAGTGATCTACAAGCAAAAGGTGTAACTTCCTGGCGCTCAGATCCACAGTATCAAGCATTAACCAATCAGATTAATCAGGCTAATCAGACTGTTGTAATATTAAAAAAGAATTCTGTTGAACCAGGCGAAGCAGCAGAAATTGATTTTGGTGGGAGTTCTGTGCCTTCTGCTGCAACTGACAGCCGCACACGTTTAGAATTACAACAAGCATCTCAGCAACCCCCAACACAGTCACCAGGAATTAGCCCAAGTGGCACAAAAACCACAAGCTCGGTAACACAAACTCCAACTAGCAGAACAGAACAGACAGTTACTTCTAGTGGAGGAGATGCCAATGTAACGACGAATACACCCACATTTACGCGAACAGTAACCAAAACCAGTGTTCCGGATTATGCGCCAACAGCAGCACAGAAAGCAGCTAACGAAAGGTTATCAAATGCTGATGAAGACCTATATAATGCACAACAAGATAAAAAAGAAACCATTGACAGATTGAAAGCGCAAGGGGTATCTGGTGCAGACGTGCTTAATCATCCTGATTATAAAGCAGCGAATGCAGCATATCAAACAGCAAATTCTGAGTATGCATCTGCGCAACAAAATGCCACATCTTTAAATGTGCCCGGTACTTCTACAACCAGCATTAACTCAACAACCAACAACTTTGCGTCTCCGACTGAAACTGCATATAGTCAACAGTCGGTTTCAGGAACAGATCCAGCATCATCGTTGGCTGATTATGGGGATCCAGATGCCGCAGTTGATGCATATCGAGCAAATACACAAGCAAGCATTAACCAACAACTAGCAGACAGAGATGCATATGAAGCAGGTGTCGAAGGCGAATACGATTACTATGAGAATCCAGCAGACGATCCTAATCTATGGTATGATGACAGTCTAGGCGAATATGTACCGCGCACAGACCGTCCCGAAGATTGGCAAGCCAGAGACCAAAACGAGTTTGTTTACAACGACGATCTTGGTGAATGGGTTCCCAGAGAAGATCTACCAGACAACTGGAACTATGGCGACACCACAGTAACTCAAGAACCACAATATGATGATTTTGGGTGTATCATTGGTCAGGAAGAGTATGATGACACTGACGGAGTGTGTGTTCCTATTGGAGGAACTTCCAATTATCTGGGCGAACCAATTCCGGTTGATGATGAGTTCACAGACGTTGAAGCAGAACAATTGTTTGATGAGTTTGAGTTATCGTTTGATGAAACACCTGAACCACCAATCAGTATTCGTGAAGCAAGAAAATCAAACAATCGAAACTACGACAAAAAAGACTGGAGATTTAAAATCAGACTAAGTCCATTCAGCGACTATCTGTATAATGATCCGCTCATGCACAATGCACATGTGTTGGCACCACTTAAAAAAACAGATGGGGTAATTTTTCCATATACTCCTAGCATTACCGTCCCACATATGGCAAACTATGCAAGTTATGCATTGACACACAGTAACTATCGTGGATTTTTTTATCAGGGCAGTCAAATAGGTGACATTGTTGTCAATGGAACATTTACAGCGCAAGATACTGACGAAGCTAATTATTTGTTAGCAGCCATTCATTTTTTTAAATCTGCTACCAAAATGTTTTATGGTCAGGACCAGCGCAGGGGTGTTCCACCACCATTGTTATACATGAATGGTTTTGGTGATTTTCAATTTGCTGAACATCCGTGTGTGTTAAGTACATTTAACTATACTATTCCTGATAATGTGGATTATGTGCGTGCTTATGCTGGACCTAACACCAATAACTTTGTGGGCAGAACAGACACAGCCATGGGCTATCAATCCTGGAGTAGCAAAATTACACGATTAATAACTAGTAAATTGGAGTCAGGTGCACCACCCACGATACCTGATTTTGATTTGGCATTTGAAGGTGTTACTAAAATTTCACAAGACGAAACTTATGTGCCCACCAAGATTGGCATACAACTTACATTCCACCCAGTGGACAGCAGAGATCGCATCAGCAATCAATTCAGCCTCAGAAAATATGCATATGGTGACTTAACCAAGAAAGGATTCTGGTAATGGCAAAAGTAAAATACACATCAGTTAGCCCATATTATAACACCGGTACTAACGAATTTTATCTGGATCTAATGGTAAATCGCAGCATACCCAAAAATGCTGATGATCGGTTATTCACAATCAACCAGGTATACAACCTGCGTCCCGATTTGTTGGCCTATGATTTATATGGTTACAGCGAACTCTGGTGGGTATTTGCGCAGCGTAACCCTAATACACTGGTCGATCCTCTGGGTGATTTTACACTGGGCAAAAACATATATTTGCCTCAGTTAGAAACGTTGCGAGAAGTGTTAGGGTTCTAACGTGGCTGATTCAAATTATTATGTTGACCGTAATGGTGATGTGTGGACCAGTGTGGTCAGAGACTCTGCTGGAAATGTGGTCAGCGCAATTGAGGTAAGTCCTGATACTGGAAATGCAGGAACAGTACCCAGAATTTTTATTGGTAATCCTGGATTAACACCCATTCCTGCTACCGGTTCAGATTCATATTTTGCATGGAAACAGGGTGAAGGATCGGTTGGCGGGATATCTCGTGCCCCGTCTGCAGAAGTGAAACCCACACCATCAAATTCACAATACGGAGTATTGCCCCCTGCTCAAACTGGTCTCAGTGCGCCCATCGTTGCACCAGTTATTGATTATTCGACTCCTGCACAATCACCTGCTCTACCGCCAGTACAAAATGTTGAAGGTACTCCGGCTGTATCAAATGTTTCTGGCAGGATTACAGATGCAAATACACGTGTAATTGGTCAGGATGCAACTGCAAATGTACCAGTTACTGAAGCACCGGCCGTGAGAACAGCAGAACAAGCTGTGACTGTTGGAAATAACGCAGTCACAATTGGTATGCCAGGGTCAGCAATAAATGCAAACATAGATTCAAATCCGGCACTGGGAAATGTCAATGTTCTACCAGATGCTGCTCCGGTTATTGTGCCATCTCGTGCAAATGAATTTAATCCAACCACTGGTAGTGTTGAAGCTGGTCCATTGGCGCAGGTATCTCTGGCAGCAGACGGGAATTTATACATTACACCAGATCTTGCAACCAATGCGCAGCTAGGCACAGGTGTTACACAAGATGCCAATGGCAGATATGTTGTGTCGCAAGGTGGTGTAGCTGTTGTGCCGCCAAATACTGAAATTAAACTAGAACCCGGTGCCAACATCACTGCCTTGCCAGGCACCGTGGGCAACACAACAACACAATCATACTCAGCAAACAATGATCAGTTATCTTTGGCTGAAACAGCAGTGCCAATTGATAGCGCAGGTGCAATTGTGCGTGGAGATCAACTTGAATATGCCGAAAATGCAGAAATAATCACAGATCCATTGCTAGAAAATTCTGGTGTAACATCTCCGGTATCAGTAGACGGCCAAAATGCTGCCACACAAATTCCAGTTTCAGGAACAACACCAATCAGTCCTACACAGGCAGGAGTTGATCCAGCATCTCAACTAAGTTTTGCCGAAGATGCTGGTACAGGGTTTGGAATATCACCAGAATTTGTTGTTGGACAAACAACACCAGAAATTAGTGCTGATTCTGTAACTAAACAAAACAACACCAGTGCTGATGGCAATGTGTCAATACCTGGAGAATTTTTTCCAAATATCATTCCAACTGAAAATATTTTTAAAAAGTTTTCAACTATGACCTATTCGGTCAGTGTATATGCATTAAGTGCTCAACGCTATGCAGAATTAATAAGTTCAGGAACCAAAAGTGTCAACGGCATGACACTAATACTACAAAGTGGCGGTGCTAATTCCAGCACAAATCCATCAGAAAATATAGGTAATTTTGGTGCAGTCAGAAGCAAACACTTTGATGTTGATTTTTATATTGATGATATTGAACTCAAAGGTCTAGTAAGTGGGCAGAGCAGTCAGGCAGCACACAACATGTTTGAAATTAGGTTTAAAATTTTAGAACCCAACGGACTTAGTTTTTTAGAAAGACTACATGCCGCTGTTACCGAGTACATGGAACGTGAAGGTGCCAAACCAGGACACATTAACTATGCTGCGCAAAATTATCTGATGGTGGTGCGCTTTTATGGATATGATGAATATGGAAATCCAGTTAGTGGAAGTACACTGAAAAAAAGAGAACCCACCAGCGATCCAAACGCAGTCACAGAAAAATTCATTCCGTTCATCTTTAAGGGAATTACATTCCAGCTAACTGATAACTTAGTGGAATATACCTGTGAAGCCGCAGCACCACAAAGTGTGCTACCATTTAGTGATACTCATTCACACATACCATTCAATGTTGAATTAATCGGTGGTACAGTAAAGGACATTTTGTCTGGTCAAATACAAGATGCTGGTGGTGCAGCTTCAGTGCAATTGTCTGAATCTCTGGAACGACAGGGCGCAAACGTAGATCCCACCAAACGATTAATTTTTAAAGGGCTAACCGAAGCATTAAATGCACACCAGAAAAGAATTTCAGGCAATGCCCCAGACAAAAAACAGACTTATCCCAATGAATTTGTGATAGAATTTGAGCATGAATCAATTGCCGATGCTGAGGTATTGGCTTCCGGTAACACAGCCAAAAGCAACACTGGCATGCCGCCAACCAAGGATGATCCTGCAAATCAACTGGATACCAATAAAAATTCTGTTCAAAAATCCAGCCAAATCTATACCATACCGGCTGGCACCAGTATTATTCAGGCAATTGAATATGTACTCAAAAATAGCACTTATATTTCATCACAAACAAACGTATATGTGGATCGAGTTACTGGTGAAGTTAAATTTAATACTGATGGAAAGAAAAATCCATTCATGTGGTATAAAATCAGAACAAAAATTGTACCTATAAAATATGATAACAAAACCAACGATTATGCATACAGAATACATTATGTAATCAGCAGATACAATGTTACCTCATTGCGAACGCCTTATATTGGTCCGCCACTGTATCGTGGAGTACACAAACAGTATGACTATTGGTTCACTGGTCAGAACACAGAGATTTTGAGTTTTTCACAGTCATATAATTATTTGTATTATCAGCAGGCACTGGGCGTAACTGGTGCATCTGAATCAATGCCACAAACCAACACAATTCACATCACCAAGAATTATTACATGCCACGCTCCAACGAAAGTGCATTGGGCGGAACTGGAAGTAAGAGTGGTGAAATCGCTGCCAACATTGCCAGCCTGCTGTATAGCCCGGCTGATCAAGCCAACGCAACAGTTGAGATTTTAGGTGACCCTGACTGGATGGCACAGAGCGAAATTTTTTATAGTCCAGATGTGGCATTGTCAGATGTTGGGTTGGGCCCGTTTATGACTGATGGTTCGATAAATTACGATGCTAGTGAAGTATTGTTTGGCATCAAGTACAATACTGCTGGTGACTATCGTCCAGATGGTCTCATGGATATTAACTATAAACCAAACACACTCAGAACTGATACACCTTACAGCGGTGGTTCATTAAGTTTAGTATACCGTGCAAACACTATTACAACCGTGTTATCCAAGGGAGAGTTCAAGCAAAGATTAGAAGGCACACTAATGACCTACCTGGATGATCCAAATGTTGAACGGGTGTCAGGCGGATTACGCACAGGCGCTCAGGCCAGAATACGAGAAGATCGCCGGCAGGCAAACATTATTGCTACTGCGCATGATGCTGACATATCAACCAGTGATATATCAGCAAGTCTTAGTGGAGGCAAAGCAAGTTCTGATGGCACACCAATCAAGGTACAAGATCCAGCTGATTATGGTATGCCAGAATGGAGCACCGATGCAGAAGTACTGGATATGTTTGATGGCGACGCAGAAGCCGCTGCTGATTTTTATAATAATGATGCTGAGCCGGCTCAGGAGATTTCCACAGCAGTTGTCGAAACTCCACCAGTGTATGCGCAAAACAATACAAGTCCAGTTCTGTCAGATAATCCTGAACCCCAAACTCAGACAGAGTTACCACCCAAATATAACGACATTCCAGCAGAACAAGCAAACACAGCATTCACATTACCAACAGTTCCCAAGAGTGGACCAGGCTGGACAGAACCAGAAACGCTTCAGCGAATACCAGAAGGTGTAACTCCAGACCCGTTAACTGAAGGCACTGATCAAATGTATTATTATAAAGGCAAGAATATTAGTGGCCGCACGCAAGCAGAACTTGATGCGCAGGTACAAGCAATTGATTCTGGACAACCAATTTCCTATGATGCATATGATCCATACTTAAATCAGCGTATACGTGTTAATTATGATCCCGTAACCGATACTACCGCCGAAGAAGGATACTATGATGAAAAGACTGGAAAATTTATTAAGGGTTAAAATATAACAGAGAATAATTAAGATTATGGCAGAAAATTTACAAAGTAGCAGAGGCCGCCCAGGAAGTTATCGCATAGATCGCGGTGGGTTTCCTACTGAAACCGGACCGTTTATTGGTGAAGTCATGAACAATCACGACCCGGCACGTATTGGTCGTGTTCAGGTTTATATTCCAGAATTTGGTGCAGACGATAAAAGTGATCAAACATCTTGGAGAACAGTTAGATATCTGAGTCCATTCTTTGGGAACACGCAACAGTCAGGAACCAGTCAAGGCCAAGGACAATACGTTGGCAACAGTCATAGTTATGGAATGTGGTTTACTGTGCCTGATGTTGGTGTCAAAGTATTATGCTTTTTTGTGGCTGGCGATCAGAGTCAGGGCTACTACGTTGGTGCAATTCCAGATCCAGACCTGATGCACATGGTTCCAGCAGTGGGAGCTAGTTCTAATTTTGAATTTAACAATTCAGAAGAGCAGAAAAGATATGCTGGTGCTACCCGACTGCCCGTTACAGAGATCAACAACCAGAACACAGAAATTCGTGAAGATTCACGTAGTTTTGCACAAACCAGACCAGTACATAGCTACACTGCGGCCGTGATGTACCAGCAAGGTCTAATCAAAGATCCCGTTCGAGGGCCAATTGGTTCCAGTGCGTACAGAGAATCGCCCAGTGCAACATTCGGTATCAATACTCCTGGCAGACCTATCTATGAAAGTGGCGCATCTGAATACAATATTCAGCAAAGTTTGCGATCAGGCGCAATGACTCCGGATGATGTAAAGGTCGTTGGCAGACGTAGCGGTCACAGTTTTGTAATGGATGATGGAGACCTAACTGGTAATGATAATCTGGTACGTATCAGAACTGGCAAAGGTCATCAGATTCTGCTGAGTGATGATGGAAATTGCATACACATTATTCACGCAAATGGCCAGTCATGGGTGGAATTGGGCAAAGAGGGTACCGTTGATGTGTATGCCGCCAATTCAATTAATTTGCGTTCTCAGGGAGATGTTAACATACACGCCGATCAAAATTTAAACTTATTTGCTGGCCAAGCACTGAACTTGCACAGTAAAAAAGCAACTATTTTAAATTCAGAAGGTATTGTAAGTCTGTTAGGCGAAAAAAGTGTAAACATGTATAGCACCAAAGCAATCAGTGTAAAGAGTGACGGAACATTAGGATTAGCTGGAACTACTGCGGCAAGTTTAAGTGCAACTGGTCCAACTGCGGTCAATGGTGCATTTGTATTATTAAACACAGGTCCAAGTCTACCCAGTGCTCCACCAGTATATGCTGCCAGATCTAAGCTACCAGATACCAAACACTCGGATTCTGGATGGTCCAGTGGGGAAGGGTTATTGGATAGCATCGTAACACGGGCACCAACGCATGAACCGTATGTACACCACAACAAAGGTGTATCAACTAACGTTCAATATGATGGTGCGGGTGAAGTTCCGCCAAGTGACAATGTAATTAATAAATTAAATGAAATTTCCTCCATAGGAGTTAGACCAGAATAATGACTATATTAAACGTAGATATTGCAGACTTAGCTAACCAAGATCGTGTTATTGAATCAGTTGGATCAGTGAGCACCGATCAACTTGGAACAGTATTAGCACAGAAATCAAAAACTGTAGCTAGTGCAAACACCCTGTCTGTTGATGAAATGGTTAATACTATTAGTTCAACTACTGGATTAGGAAAGTATGGTTTAAAACCACAGGCGCTTGAAGATGCAGGATACATTAAACCAGGAACAGTTGATAGGTTCTTAGATGATCCTGGTGCATTATCCAATGTGTTAAACAGTCCCACGGTTTGGACTGGAAAAGATGGTATTGGTGCAGCATCAGACGTATTGGGAAGTAGTAGCATACAAACGTCTATGCAGTCAGATATACTCGGGCAAGGGTTAAACACATTACAATCAAATAAAATTATTAGCGGGCTTGAGTCTCCAGATGTAGTAGCAAGCGTCACGAGTGTGGTAGGCGATCATGGTATCGGGCCAACTAAAGATTGGTTGGGATTAGGGGATTCCGGAAGTGTGCTTGGTGAAGGGCTAAGTGCAGATGAATCGTTGAACATGGATTCAATTGCCCGCGGCGCACAATTTTCAGTCGATTTTGTGGATACTAAACTCACATCAATGTTTACCAGTGGTGGTACGTTATTGAATGATGCAACCGGCGCAATATCTGACGTTGTTGGCGGTATTAGTGGAAGTATTAGTGAACTAGCTGGAAGTATCGGTGGCATTAGCGCCATTAGTGATGTCGCTGGAAATTTAATTGGTAGTGTTTCTGGAGCATTAAGTAATGTTCTCGGTGGGTTTAGTGGGCTTCTTGGAGGACTTGGTGGACTTTTTGGAGGCAGCAGCGGCCCAGTAACTTATACCCCACCGGCAGTTACCCAAACAGTTAATCGTACTGGAGTCGACACATCTGTAATTGGTCTTATTGACAATCCCAAAGTACCGGTGCCAAATTATACCGGCATAGTTAACGCAGCTTCATTTCAACTTCCAAGTTTGAGTGGCCTGGTAAACAATGATAATGTCAACACTGATAACCCCATTACAGTGTGCTCCTGTAGCGATCCAACTCTGATAGCACCCACGCAATCAGAATGCGAAAATGCTGGTGGAAAATGGATCTGTCATACAGTAAATAGTAATACAGGAACAATAGTATAATGGCAAGATTCAAAGGCTTTAGCACCGTTAATCGATATAAAAAGTTCACAGTTACTGACAGAGATCTGGTAATACGAGATTTGTTAAACATTCTGTCTATCAGAGAAGGTGAATTGCCTGGTAAACCTGATGTTGGTACCAGAATCTGGAATTTTATATTTGAAGCCAACACACCGGAAGTAATACGGCAAATAACTGCTGAAATTCAACGCATAACGACCTATGATCCCAGAGTAGAAGTAGTTGATGTTGTTGTATCTTCTCTAAATAACACAGTAAATCTTGAACTGGTGATAATTATTAACCCAAACGTTTCACCAGAAACTATCAATTTCATGTTTGATCAAGACGATAATACAGTGCAGGTTGTATAAACTGCGCACATTATTAATGCCATAAATAATGCTATTAAATAGCAAGAGTTTATAATATGGCAACAACTTCACGGCAAACAACAATTTTTGGTATTGAAGATTGGAAACGAATCTATCAAAATTATAGAGAAGCTGATTTTCAAAGTTATAATTTCGAAACACTGAGAAAAACTTTTGTAGATTATCTACGCCAGTATTACCCAGAAAACTTCAATGATTTTGTTGAGTCAAGTGAATTTGTGGCAATGCTTGATCTCATGGCGTTCATGGGACAAAGCCTTTCGTTCCGTGTAGATTTAAACAGTCGTGAAAACTTTTTAGACACAGCAGAGCGCCGCGATAGTGTAGTTAACCTAGCTAAATTGGTTGGTTATACACCAAAACGTAATCAAGCAGCCAGAGGATATCTAAAAGTAACCGCAATTAGCACGACTGAAAACATTTTAGACTATAATCGAAATAATCTAGCAAACGTAACAGTCAAATGGAACGACCGAACTAACAACGATTGGCAAGAACAGTTCAGAACGATTTTGAATGCTATTATGGTGAATAGTCAGAGTGTTGGTAAACCAGGAAATACACAGGATATTTTAGGTATTGCTACCAGTGAATACACAATTAACCTAGCACCAGGATTTTTGCCAGTTATTCCGTTTACAACAACTGTGGATGGAGTTAGCATGCCGTTTGAGGTTGTCAGTGGATCAAGTGTGGATAAAACTTATATCTATGAACCACAACCACAACCAGGTGGCGACTTAAACATTCTTTATCGTAATGATGGTCTTGGATTTGGTAGTTCAAATACTGGATATTTTTTCTATTTCAAGCAAGGCACATTGCAGACAAGAGAATTCAATTTACCTGAAAAAATTGATAACAGAACAGTTGATATCAATATCAATGGTGTTAATAATAATGACATTTGGTTATACAAAATAAACCCGTCCAGTGGTGACATAACAGAAACCTGGACACAAGTAGATAATATCTACACAAATCAAAACCAAAATAGTGCTAATGGCAGAAAGTTTTTCAGTGTGGATTCCAGAAACTCAGATCAGATCACACTAAATTTTGGTGATGGCGTGTTCAGTGAGGTACCAGTTGGTACATTCAGAAGTTATGTACGCAGTAGTAATGGTTTGGAATATGTAATTAATCCCAACGAAATTCAGAGTGTAAGTGTTGGCTTAACTTACGTCAGTCGCAAAGGCAGATTAGAAACAGCAACATTCACGCTGGGATTACAGGAAAATATTTCAAACAGTCGATCAAGAGAAGCACTACTTGATATCAAACGCAGAGCACCAGCCAGATTTTATACGCAAAACAGAATGGTCAATGGCGAAGATTATAATAATTTTCCCTATGCTCAGTTTAACACAATCATCAAGAGCAAGGCAGTCAACAGATCAAACATCGGTGCCAGCAGATATCTGGATTTGATTGATCCAACTGGAAAATATTCCAGTATCAATACGTTCGGTGACGACGGGATGATCCATCGCGATCAAACATCTGACACGATTGGATTTACTTTTGTGGATGTCAATGACATTGAAAATGTTATTCGAAACGATGTTGAACCACAGTTAGCTTCCAGAAGTATGCTTCAGTTTTACTATGATAATTTTGATCGATTTAGCCTAACATCAGCTGGTTTGTTCTGGCAATTCAGTACCAGTCTTGTGAATGAAACCACTGGATATTTTAAGAACAACATTGGTTCTCCGATTGCAATTGGTGCCGCTCTTGATGGAGCAAAACAATATTTAACCCCCCGCTGTTTAATAAAATTTGTACCACCCACTGGTCAATATTTTGATAAGAACAACAGATTACAAACTGGATCTGCCAGTCAACCTGGTGATAAGACTTATATCTGGGCAAGCATACGAGAGCTACTGAATGATGGCACAAATGCCGGCAATGGGAATGATAGCAACGGTGTGGGTCCAGTAACATTAAACAATTATGTGCCAACTGGCGCAATTGCATCTGTTGTGATACCTGATTTTACATCAGATTTACCAACAAGTTTAGAGCAATCCATGATTGCTCAGATTGAATTGTACAGAAGTTTTGGCATAGGATTCGATAATGCAACCAACAGCTGGTATCTGATAACATCATCCAATCTAAACCAAAATGGTTCGTATGCACAAACATATGCACAAGATACGTCCGGCACAGGATTAGATTCTAGTTGGCTAGCAAAGTTTACGAGTGATGGCACATCATATACTGTTACATTCAGAGGGCTAAAATACTTCTTCTCAAGTATTGTTCAAACCAGATTTTTTTATGATGACAATCAACTGATTTTTGATCCAAAGACTGGTAAACTAATCAATGACTATATTAAAATACTCAGAACCAACAACCAGCCAGATACGCACATCCCACTTGCTGGTGATATAGTTCTGGACATCGTAGGACAAACTGTAGAAACTGATGGATTTGTAAACGACTTTAATGTTGAAGTCAGCTGGTCAGATACTGATAATGATAATGTTCCAGATGACCCAGACTTTTTTGATTTGATTGTGGCATCGGATGTCAGTCCGACACAAAAACTAACATTTTTCCAAAGAACCATAGATTTTGATAACCTGGAACGGTATGTTCCGCTGGCAGAAGGAACAGTAGTATCTGTATACCCGACACAAGATGCAATCAATCTTGCCAAATATGAATATAGTGATGGACAGGTATTTTATGCCACCACTGAGCAGCAATTTTTTGAGTTGTCAGTAACTGCTGCTAATGTCAGAACAGTAACGCAAGTCACTGATTATATTGTTCGCACTGGTCGCGGGGGATTAATTTATCAATACAGACACAACAGTCCAGATTCCAGAAGAATTAACCCAGGGTCGACCAATATTATTGATGTATATTTGGTTACTTCAGAGTACTATGCTAACTATCAAAGATATATTCAGGATACCACTGGAACAGTTCTTGAACCAGACGTACCCACCATTGATGAATTAACAACATCATATGAATCCTTGAATGATTACAAAATGGTAAGTGATAACATGGTGTTCAATAGTGTTAAATTTAAACCGTTGTTTGGTGACAAAGCAAACACCGCATTGCAAGCCACTATCAAGGTAGTTAAACTTGAAAACAGTGTGGTCAGCACAAGCGAAATTAAAAGTCGTGTTATCGAAACAATTAACCAATACTTTAATATTGATAACTGGGACTTTGGTGAAACATTCTATTTTTCCGAACTATCGGCATATATTCATGAACAATTGGGTGGAATCTTGGGCTCTGTGATATTGTTGCCAAAAGATACCTCAAAAGAATTTGGTAATTTATATGAAATCAAATCTGCGGCTAATGAAATTTTTGTTAGTGCAGCAACCGTAAATGACGTTCAAGTGGTTAATTCACTGACATCCAGTCAGTTAAGATTGACCAGTAACAGTGGAGTAATTTAATAAATGGCACGCATCAGATCAGTTGACTTTTTGCCTGAAATTTTCAAAACCGATGCAAATCGGGAATTTCTTGGTGCTACCCTTGATCAGCTAATTCAACAACCAAAGCTAAAACGTACACAAGGTTACGTTGGCCGTAGATTCGGGCCTGGTACTAACTTTAACGATGGTTATGTTCTAGAACCATCATTACAGCGTGCAAATTATCAATTTGAACCAGCTGTCGCATTCAAAGACAATGATGGAAATGTCACAGATGCAATGACATATGTTGGCATGCTAGATGCTCTTGATGTTAAAGGAGCAAACACATCTCGTGCAGACAGATTGTTTGCCAGTCAGACGTATAGCTGGGATCCAAATATTGATTTTGATAAATTCATCAATTACAGCCAGTATTATTGGATTCCTACCGGCCCAGATGCAGTTGATGTGAATGTTGGAAGTGCTGCATTGATTGATGATTTTGATGTATCTGCTACTGAGGAAAGTTATTATGGTATAAGTGGATTGGTTGGTGATAACCCAACTATTACATTGGTCAGAGGTGGGTCATACACATTTAATGTTAATCAACCAGGAAATCCATTCTGGATTCAATCAGAATCAGGCACAGATGGCACACTTAACTTTTCGCCTAATTTAAGTAGCCGTGATGTACTAGGCGTAGTCAATAACGGTGATGATGTAGGCACAGTTACGTTTAATGTTCCAAAATCAACCGATCAAAATTTTTATTATGGTCTTAATAATATTGGCACAATAGATCTGGCTACCATGGACAGATTTGATAGCATTCACAACAGATTGGTTTCTTTGGTAGATAACATTGATGGTATTACTGATCTTGAAGGCAAGACGCTGGTATTTTTGAATACGCAGGCAGGTGATCCCGAAGATCTGGGTTGGGTTGATTATACTCCATATGATTCGTCCAGATTTGATCAGGGTGCTCCATATCCTGAAATTGTATTTGAACCCACCAGATACATTACCGATCAAGATGAGAGGTATGGATTATACAGAATCACTTATGTAGAACTAAACGGCAGTACATTTATAAAACTGGTCAAAATTAGTGATATTAATATTAATGATAAGTTTAAGATTGGCAGTGGTGCAGAATACAGCAACGTTCAGTATTATAAAAACGCATCTGGATTCTTTGAAAAAATTCCTCAACTAACTGCCCTTGATAACATTTTATACTATCAGGATGGTGTGAATCCTCTGCGTTTCGGTGTTATTCAACTGGTAGATCCAGAATCTGATGCAGTCATCAATGTCGATGATATTCTTGGAAAACAAACCTATACCAGTCCAAATGGAGTAGTGTTTACCAACGGATTAAAAATAAGATTTGCAAGTGTAACTGAGCCCAGTTTTTATCAAAACAATGAATACATTGTAGAAGGTGTAGGTCACAGCATTGAATTGATTCCAGTTTCAGAGTTGGTTACCCCGGAAACATTTGTTAACACAGATTCAGAGTTGTTTGATTTATCACCATTCGATACGCTGGGATTTGATGGCAGTTTTAATTCTCCTTTAGATCCTGATTATCTGACAATCAAAAGAAACTCAGCAGACTCAAATGCCTGGAGTCGCTACAATCGTTGGTTCCATCGAGATGTAATTCTAGCCACCGCAGAATACAACAACAGTGTCGCAAATTTTGATAGCGATCTGCAAGCCAAACGCCCCATTATTGAATTTAATGCTGGATTAAGATTGTTTAATCATGGCACACAAGCAAAACAACCTGTGGACATAATTGATTTAACACAGGTAGATGCATTATCAAACGTTAACGGAAGTACTGGATATTTTGTTGATGGATATCAATTAATCAATGGTACCAGAATAATTTTTGCCGCCGACAGTAATGCATCTGTGCGCAATCGAATCTACACTGTACAAATTGTTGATCCTGATGATCTCAGTACAGAATATGGGAATATCATAAACCTGGTTCCGGCCGACGATACACAAGTTGTTACAGACGACACTGTGCTATGTCTGAGCGGTAATACTTTACAAGGGAAGATGTTCAGGTATACCGGGACTGCGTGGATTGAAGCACAACAAAAGACACAGACCAACCAGGCTCCATTGTTTGATGTTTTTGATAGCAATGGGTATAGTTTTGGAGATATGGCAGCCTACCCAAGTAACACATTCACCGGAAGTAAATTATTTTCTTATAAGCAAGGATCAGGCAGAAATGATCCTGTATTAGGTTTTCCTCTAACATATCTAAACATCGACAATCTGGGTGATATTGTATTTGAAAACAATCAATATTCGGACACGTTCGTGTATGCAAATAATAGTACACGAACTCAAAAACAAGTCAGTGATGGATTTGTAAGAAAATATTCATCCAGAACAGAATACGAAAACAAAATTGGTTGGACAACTAGTGTTGACCGTAACTGGCAACGCCAGGTATTCACATTCGAGTATCAGGGTAAACCATTGTTGCTGGATATTGCACCCAGAACTGATATCACAGTGCCTGGAATAAAAGTATATGCAAACAACCAGTTCATTGACCCAGACAATTACATAGTCACAGTTAATTCACCAGCCACAGTTACATTTAAACCAAATACAGTATCTGCAGGCACAATGGTGCAGGTTAAAATTATTAGCGACGAGGCCAGTGGTATTGGATATTACGAAATTCCCAATAGCCTGGAAAGCAATCCGTTCAATGAAAATGCTAACACAATAACTCTGGGAACAGTCAGAAACCATTTCAATCGTTTGGCCGAAAATATTATTGCATTTGATGGTATTATTAATGGTGCCAATAACTTGCGTGATCTGGGAGACATTAGTCATTATGGAGATATCATTGTCCAACACTCGGCCCCAGTAACGCCCGCGGCATTTTTCCTGCGCAAAGAAAAGTACGATCTCTTTGGTGCATTACAGTACGTTGGCACACAATACGAAAAAATCAAATACTTGATACTGGATTGGGTTAATAACAATGACACCTATGGTATGACTCATGGTGAAATTCTCGATGCCGCACTGACTGAAATTAATTCTGGTAAATCCAATGATTCCACATTCTTCTGGAGCGACATGATTCCTACAGGTAGTAACTATGTTGAGACCATTCATCAGATTACACCGATAACGACCGGAACGTTTAATACAAACAATGTATATGATTTTACATCAGCCAACCAGCAGGGACTACTGGTTTATCTGAACGACACATTATTACTCAAAGATTATGATTATTCTGTGGAGACTGATGGTCCCAGAATTACTATTTTAACACAAACACAAACTGGAGATCTTTTAAAAGTCAGAGAATATTCGTCTACATTGGGTAATTTTATTCCTGAAACTCCAACCAAAATGGGCTTATATCCAAAATATGAACCTAAGATATATGTTGATAACACCTATGTCGAGGATCAGACTGTAATCCAGGGACACGATGGTAGTATATACATCGGGTTTAATGACGTACGAGATTATGTACTTTTAGAATTTGAAAAAAGAATATACAATAACATAAAAGTCAATCCAGATATTCCAATCGTACTAAGTGATGTATTGCCTGGAAAGTTCAGAAACACAGACTATACTGATGCAGAAATTACTGAAATTCTTTCCGCAGAGTTATTGAACTGGGTAGGTTGGCATAAAATTGATTACAAGACTCAGAATTATTCTTCTGCTAATGAATGGACCTGGAATTATGGCCGGGCCGGATCTGCACTGGACAATACTCCGCTCAAAGGAAACTGGAGAGGAATATATAAAAATTATTATGACACTGATCGCCCACACACCAATCCCTGGGAAATGCTTGGATTTAGTGAACAACCATCATGGTGGGAAACAGAATATGGTCCAGCACCATATACTTCAGGAAACCAAATTTTATGGGATGATCTAGAAGCCGGATATATCAGAGGTACTGATACATATGATAGCAGATATGCTCGTACTGGTTTATCATCTATCATTCCTGTAGATAGCGAAGGCCAACTAAAAAATCCATTTGAATTTATAGTTGCAAGTTATAACCAGAGTGATTTTAAGAAAAGCTGGATTGCCGGAGACGTTGGTCCGGCAGAAAATGCATGGAGACGTTCAAGCTCTTGGCCGTTTGCTGTGCAAAAATTGTTTGCTCTAACAAAACCAGCTGAATATTTTGCACTGGGCATAGACAGAGATTCATACACATATGGCACCACATTAGGTCAATATGCTTACGCTGGACGATACCGATTGGATGTCAGAACCATTGATGTTTACAATAATACAACGCCAAAGCACAGTTATATCGACTGGATTGCTGAATATAACCGTAGTACTGGAATACCTGATACCGATGGTTTAAAAACTGAAATATCTGAGCTAGATGTCAGACTTGCATATCGCATGGGGGCATTCACAGATAAAAAATATCTTAAAATCTTCACAGACAAGAGCAGCCCAGATAGTTCTAACACAAGTCTGCTAATACCTGATGAAAGTTATGATCTGTTGCTTTACAAAAATCAGTCGTTTGCTGATATTCAGTTTTCCAGTGTAATGATTCAACGCACAGAAAATGGATATGCAGTGTATGGTAATAGTCAGACAGAAGCATATTTCCGTATTCTAGAAAGTTCCACCAGCGGAGACTTTGAAACAATCACAGTAGGGACAACCAGAATAAGGATCCCAACTAAGTTTACTTCCAGAGTAGTTCGTGTTCCTTATGGATATACATTTGCAAGTATTAACAGTGTTGTTGATTTCTTAGTGAGTTATGGTGCTTTTCTAGAAGCAGCTGGCATGACATTTGATGATGTTGAAAACAATATTATCCTAACCTGGACGCAAATGTCACAAGAGTTTGTTTACTGGGCTGACCAGAACTGGGTTGCCGGAAGTTTAATCAACATCAACCCTTCAGCAAGTGTATTAAAACACCAGCGTCCATTATCAGTAGTCGATAATTTAAATAATCTGGCAATTAATGAACGTCCGCTTGATCAGAACAGACAGCCATTAAAATCAGATGATTTCTCAGTTGTTCGGTTGGATAATCAATTCAAACTGGTCATGTTGGCTGACAAATCATTAAGTTACTTGAGATTGAGAAGCACCAGCTACGAACATCTGTTGATCATGGACAATGTTAGCATCTTTAATGATCTGATATATCAGCCAGTAACTGGTCTCAGACAACAACGAATCAAAATTGATGGATTTACCACATTTGAATGGAACGGGCAACTAGATGCTCAAGGATTTATTATCAATCAGGATAATGTATCTGATTGGAACGCTAATGTAAATTACAACAAAGGCGACATTGTCAAATATAAAAATTCATATTGGTCGGCATTTGAAAAATTACAACCAACAGAAACATTTGAATACGACGACTGGATTAAAGTTGATTATGATTTAATCAACAAAGGAATGCTCCCTAATATCAGCAATAAAGCTGATCAAATGACAAAATACTATAATAACACAACTGCTAACCTGGAAAGCGATGTTGATTTGCTTGCATTTGGAATTACCGGATTCCGCCCCCGAGATTATTTGGAAAGTCTTAACATTAGTGATTTAAGTCAAATCAACATATATGGCGATCTTGTCAATCATAAAGGAACACCATCGAGCGTTAAATTATTTCAAGGTGTAACTTTTGATAAAGATCTGGCCGAATATAACATTTATGAAAACTGGGCTATCAAGCGTGCAACTTATGGTGCAAATGATAACAAGCGATTTGTGGAATTTTCATTAGATGAGCAACTAATTAAAACCAATCCTAGTATTATTGAAGTCAATACATTAGGTGTAGATACTGTTGCAGATCAATTGGTTCAGATCGATAATATCTATAAACAAAGCAACAAAAATACAACCACAAACATTTTTCCAGAATTAACAGAAGTTATAACCGACGTTTCATTTCCTAGTGCAGGATATGTCAACAGTGATGATATAGATGTTTCAATTTTTAATCTTGATGATTTAACATCCTTAACAGAACAATTAGACAAAGTTCGCGATGGCGCATATGTGTGGGTTGTTAAATCTAACAAATATAATTGGGATGTTTATCGTTGTAGCTTATTAAGATCACAATCAATGTTTGTGTATCCCGATGAGCCAACAACAATTGACTATCGAGTTCGTGAAGACAATCCAAAACTTGTGTCAGTGATCGATAACCTTAATGGAACACTGACACTGGAATTTGATTTGACTGTTGATTTACATAGAGATGAACTAATAATTATCAAATATTTTGACGATACGGTCAATGGCGCCCATCAAATTCTAACAATCGAAGACACAAAATCGGTTACTGTGGCTGGGTCACTTGCAGGAAGCACATCAGTTGCAACAGGAAATGGGATTGTATTCAAACTTACTACAGCCAGAGTCGATCAAGCAAGTGATATTGCAAACACAGAATATAATAGTAATTTAATCCAGGGCGATAAAGTTTGGGTTGATGCTGACATAAACGGCAAATGGAAAGTGTATGAGAAAAAGGTACCGTTTAGTTTAGAACAAAATACTACTGCGCCTGGTGCTACTGATAGTTACAATTTTGGAATAAGTCTAGCGCAAGCACTTGATGGTTATGGTGCTATAATTGGTGCTACTAATTATACCGACAGACAGAATGCCAGCGGCGGTGTCTATTGTTACAACAAAGACGCCAACACATATGTATTTGATAGTGTGTTGACCCTGGATTCGAACAAAGCACAGGGTTATGGAAACGCTGTGGCAATTTCTAAAAACTGGGGTGTAGCTGGCGCCAGCTTGAGTATCAGTGGCCAAGGTTTGGCTACTGTAATTTATAGAAATCCAAGCCAGGACATTTTCCAAAATTGGCAGTACTTGACACTTCCGGTATCAGATCAAGGCGACCAATCTCAAGAGTTTGGTGCGGCTGTGGCAATCAGCGAGGATGAAAACTGGATATATGTAAGTGCTACTGGCATCGAAAGTGTGTATGCATATGAAAAGATTGTATATCAAAATCAAACAGCCACATTTATAGCAGACGGTCAGACCACACAATACGATCTGTCAACTGATCTAAAAATCAATGCTGCAGAACAATTAACAGTTTCGTTCAACGACGTTGTTCAGAGCAGTACCGGTTATTATTTGTCTGGCACAACGTTAATTTTTTATGGTGCACCAGCATCAGGAACACAAATTAGCGTAACCAGAAAAAACACAACAACACCGTCTGGTGATGGATCAACACTTACATTTGATATAACTGAACTATATACAGCCACAACCATTGATTCATTTAGTGTAGATATTAATGGTGTTCTTTTACGTCCATATTACGATTATACATTTAACGATTCCACAAAAGAAATAACGTTTACAGTTGCCCCATCTTCTGGTACAATAATATCAATCAGAGCACAGGATTATTTCAGATATGTTGGTAAAATTTCTAGATCGTCCAACGAAGATTTTGGTAGATCAGTCAAGACTACTAGTGATGGACAGCAAGTAATAATTGGTGCACCTGATGCAACAAACATTGTTGATGGCGAAATACAAAGTTTCGCAGGAAAAACCTATGTATACGAACGCATAGTGGAACGATTTGTTGTAACTAACAAAAATACATTGAGATATCCAACCAGAAGATCAATCGATGCAGTTAACGCAGTTAGAATCAACAGAGTAAAACAAATTAATTCGATCAACAATGTTGATTCAAATTATAGTATTGATATTGGTTCAAACAGTATTACCGTTGATGCAAGCACAGTATTAAATACAGGCGATTTGATTGATATTGATGTTAATCAATTTCAGTTAGTACAGACGCTAACGGCAGAAAAATCCAACCAGAGTGCTTATTTCGGCTCAGCACTTGGTGTTTGCAGAACTGATTGTTCTGTGTATGTGAGCTCACCAAAAGATAATACCTTGCTTCCTGAAGCAGGCAGTGTTGCCAGATTTGTTAGCAGAACCAGAGTGTTTGGATATATTGATAGTACCGTTGTCAATCCATCAGTGACTGTTGGTGAAACTATTAGAATTGACAATATTGATGTACAATTTACTGGAACATCATTAAATCAAATAGTATCTGATATCAATTCAGCAGTTATTCCAAATGTTCAGGCATCTATTGTCGATAATAAGCTCAGAATTAGTAACATTAATATCAATGAATCACCGCTGCTTTCTAAAATGACAGTGATGCCAGGTCAGGGCACTGCATTTGAAACACTGGGGTTACAACCATATGAATTAACACAAACAATTGTGAGTCCAAGACCAGAAGAATACAGTGAGTTCGGCTCAAGTATTCATGTTGATTATAGTGCAACCAATCTAGTTGTTGGTGCTAAAAAATCCAGTGCGTTTATTCCAATTGTGTTTGATTCATCCAATACAACGTTTGATAGCAACACCACTAACTTATCAGATGTTGTGCCTGACAGTGGTGCGGTGTTTACGTTCGATCTGCTACCTAGCTCAAATTATAATGTACCTGGAAAATTTGTGTTTGGCCAACAGATCTTCAGCCCAGATGTCAAAGAATTGGATGGATTTGGAACGGCTGTTGATTTTACTGATAATCTTCTTTTGGTTACCAGCCCAGGTTACGATACCGCACTGACTAACATTGGCAGACTAACAATTTTTGCAAGTTCAACCGGATCTGCTGCATGGCAACCAATTCAGGAACAGCCAACAAAAGTTGATCATCGTTTAATTGATGCTGTTTACATTTATGATGCAAACACACAAGCAGTCAAAGCATATCTGGACTTTATTGACCCAGTAAATGGAAAAATTCTGGGTGCTGCACAACAAAATATTGATATTATTGGTGCAGTGGACCCAGCATCATATAGTGTTAATAACAATGGAACATATTGGGCAGCCAGTCAAACTGGAACAATCTGGTGGGATACCACTAATGCAAGGTTTGTGAATTACAATCAACAAGATTTAGTTTATAGTTCTAAAAACTGGGGTACACTAGCAGATGGTAGTAGTGTTGATGTTTATGAATGGATTGAAAGCTCAGTACCGCCGGCACAATACACCGGTACAGGAACAGTTAAAGACATCAATCAATACACAGTTATCAGTGGACTGGATCAGACCAGAACAATCACCACACGATATTATTTCTGGGTCAAAGATTACACCACAGTTAACAGAAAGCTAGGAAAAACACTGAGTGCTACTGCAATTGCATCTTATATCCAAAATCCACAAAGTTCAGGAATCCCATATGCAGCAATGATGAGAAAAAATGTTGTTGCTCTGTATAATGTTAATGAATATGTGGATGAGTCCAATAGTATTTTGCATATTGAGTACAATCAAAATTTTAATGAAAACAAAGTATTTGTTGAGTATGATTTAATCAGAGAACAGAGACCAAAAGATTTCTTGTCTGATAGCATATATCGAAAACTTCAAGACAGTTTTTGTGGCACAGACACACTTGGTAACAAAGTGCCGGACATTGGATTATCACCTGACGATAGATATGGTGTTGAATTCAGACCCAGAAGAAGTCTGTTTGTTGATCGGTTAGCAGCATTAAAAATTTACATCACGAATGCAAATCTGTTGCTCGCGCAACAACCATATGCTGAGTTAACTGCGTTTAATATTTTAAGTAGCAAAGATCCTATTCCGTCCAGTTCTTCCGGAGCATATGACGACCGTGTTGCTGATCTTTCAGAATTAAGCTATCAAAATTTACAATTGGTTGGCTCTGGGTACAGGATATTGGTTGAATCTGACAGTAGCAACAATGGATTATGGACCATATATCAGGTGCAAGCTGATCTGTCTTTGATGTTAATCAGAGTGCAAAATTATAACACAACCAAGTACTGGGATTATACTGATTGGTATGCAGATGGATACAATAGCTTATCCAAACCATCAAGAATTGTCAGCACATATAGTGAGCTTCTTGCGTTAACAGTGCCTGATGACACGCTAGTAAAAGTTAATGTTAACAGTACCGGCAATTGGGAACTCTACAATTATAATAGCACAAGTGGTTGGACCAGAGTGGGCACTCAACGAGGCACAATCCGGTTAAGTGACGCACTGTGGGATTATGCAAACACAGGATTTTATGGGTTTGATGTTGAGATCTTTGATGCACAATATTTTGATCAAGAACCAGTTATAGAAACTCGACAAATAATCAAAGCAATTAATGAAGAGCTATTTGTTGGGAATTCCATTGCGCAAAGAAATCAACTTTTGGTCATGATGTTTAATTATATCTTATCTGAACAAGGATCTATTGATTGGTTGTTTAAGACTAGTTTAATCGACGTCGAACACAAAGTCAGAAATCTTGAAAAGTACAATGTTTACAGAAAAGACAACCAAACATTTGTGCAAAACTATATTGAAGAGGCTAAACCATATCACGTTAAGATTAAAGACTTCTTATTAAAATATGAAGGTATTGACTTATATGATGGCAGCGCAACTGATTTTGATAATCCTGCGGCGTATGATTCGGTTTATGAAAAATATGTAAGTCCAATTCTAGATGATGGGTTTGCTGCTCTGGAAACAGATCCAAGCAATCGTTTATCCACTGATAGTGTATGGGATACCATACCTTGGTCAGACTGGTATGATAATCATCTGCTCGCAGTAGATGAAATCGTTATAACCAATGCTGGATCTGGATATACAGTACCACCCACCGTTAACATTATTGGAGATGCCACGCAGCCAGCACAAGCAGTTGCGCTGATTAATTCTGTAGGACAGGTTACTGAAATTCAAATTTCAACCGCAGGATATGGATACAGAACAACCCCGATCATAGAAATCACTGGTGGAAATGGCACTGGCGCACGTACTACCGTGTACATGAAAAACGATCTGGTCAGAAACATCAAGACTACAATCAAGTATGATCGCTATGAATATCAGAGCCAGATAGTGGATTGGACGCCAGATACGGTTTACAATGAAGATCAATTGGTGCGCTATAACGACCGTGTGTATCGCGTAAGTTTAGCAGATGGTAGCTCAATTCAGGAATCAACATTTGATCCAGAAAATTATGAACTGGTAAATGCATCCACACTGAGCGGTGTTGATCGTACTACCGGTTTTTATGTTGCTGATGTAAACAATCCTGGATTGGATTTGGCTTTGCTGATCGATGGAATCGATTATCCAGGTGTACAAGTACAAAGCACAAACTTTAGTGATAACACTGGTTATGATATTGGAAATTTTGATATTACACCATTTGATAATATTGACTATGGTCCTGAAGGATTACCCACATATAGTGATGCCATATTAGACACAGAATACAGCAGTTTGTTTACAGATATCTACATCGGAACACGTGCTGAAGACATCAATGTAGATGGTGGGGCATTTATTGATGAATATAGTTCACATGCTCCAGAAGAATTAGTACCTGGCGCAATATTTGATACACTTGATATGACAGTCAGAACCAGACCTGGGCATGATTATACTGGCAATGGGCATGCGTCACAGATCAAAGGCATATCATATGTTTATGATGGCGGAGATACCTTTAGTTTTGCTGGAATTGTTGAACATCCTGTGGAATTGGTGGTATTCAATGGTACCACTGGTGATAGGTTGTATAATAACAGAAATTATACCATCAACTGGGTAAACATAACAATCACAGTAACTTCTGGTGTATCGTCCGGCCAAGTAGTAAAGATTTATGTTTATGAGATTGGCGGCGGACATCAGATATTCAGAAAAAATTATATCGGCGATAAGATTGGAAATCGAATAACTGTGCCAGTGGATGTTAACGACATTGATCAGGCATTGATCCTGATAAATGGTATTGAAACCACCGCATATAGCTATTCTGAAACCGTGGTTGGCGAAACTGAATTTATTTTCAGCACAACATACACTGGCAATGATTTCATAGTTGTAACTTTGTTTGGTGAACAAATTCTTGAATCAGATTCATCATTAATCGATTATGGATATAGTTATCCTGAAACAGAAATATTTGTTTCAGACGGAACCACATCCAGTTTTATTATTTCTGGTAATATCGAAAGCTCAGCCAGAGATAATATCATCGTTGAACTCAATGGACGAAGATTGCGCCCTAGCGAAGGCATTCGACACATCGGTGATGGTACAACTGTGGAGTTTTATTTCCCAGATGGCATCCGCACAGGAACTGATCAGACATTAATTGCTGATTCAGAAGTAGTTGTATACATAAACAACCAAAAGAAAACACTGGGCAGCGATTATGCTGTATCACTTAACGATGAAAGTTCTGAACGGTATGTTATCATGTCAGTAACTCCTGATGCTGGCGATACGGTGGATGTCTATGTTACTGGATCGGCTGACTATACAGTTAACAACATCAATAATGAATTAAAAATTGTAAGCTCTGGTATTGTCTTGAGTGCTGGGGATGTTATCGCAGTGACTACATTCAGAGATATCAGACAACAAGATGCACTCACTGTGGTGTATCAAGGACCCAAAGTAATTGAACTTCCAGTATCAGAAGGGATGGACGTTTTTGGTTTCGATAGTGTACCGTTTGACTATACTATTGGTGTTGATTCAACGGTCAATATTTTTGAACTATATCGAACAATTGAAAATGCTGACCGAATCTGGGTAACACTCAATGGACGCAGATTGACAGCAGGTGAAGATTTTGTTTTATCAAACGATGGCACTGCTATTCTTTTATCAGGAGGTGCGATCAGTTCAATTGATGTGGTTGCTATTACCACATTTACTAATAGTGTTGTTCCTGATGAATTGTCATTCAGAATTTTTAACGATATGCGTGGGAATGCAGCAGTATACCGTATTATACGTGATAATACAACTGAACTTGTGCAAGATTTGGAACCCTGGCATGACACAGTGTATGTTGATGACGCAAGCAAGCTGGGCGAACCCAATCTTCCGGCAGGTATCTTTGGTGTAGTTAATATTAATGGTGAAAGGATTACCTACAGAACACGCGATACAATCAATAACACCATCAGTGGACTCAGAAGAGGCACAGCCGGTACAGCAACTCAAAGACACGCCGCGTCTAGTTCAGTACAAGACCAATCACGAGGTAGCGTTTTACGCCATCCATATAATTTAATATGGTATATAACCAATGGTATTGCACTGCAAAAACAACAAACAACTCCAGCACGATTCTTCAGAGGCGAGTGATCTAGGATGCATAAATAATGAAAATGACAGACACAAATAAAAATTATCAAAAACCCATGGATACCAAAGAATCAAAACCCAACGAATCAAGCTCAGTAAACATCCAGGGCCATATTAAAATCTTTGATCCAAACAGTAAAGAAGTCTTTATTGATAAAAGAAATGCCATTCATTATGAGAACATGAGTGAAGCACTGGCACAGAGCTTGGCTAACAAAAATCTGGGTTATATTTACCAGATGAGTTTTGGAAACGGTGGTTCCAGCGTGGATCCCACTGGTGTGATTACCTATTTGCCCGCAAACAGTACCGGACAAAACGCAAACTTATACAACGAAACATTTAGCAAAGTTGTAGACGATAATAGTTCGTCAAATACTGATACTAATCGAAATAATCTAACGGTTCTACATACATCAGGACGTGTGTATACTGATATTCTTGTTAGTTGTCTGTTAGATTATGGAGAGCCAACAGGTCAACAGGCATTTGATAACAGTACCACACTAGACGGTGACTTTGTGTTTGATGAACTGGGACTAAAAAGTTGGAATGGTTCAGCCGACAACTTAAAGTTAATCACACATGTGGTTTTCCACCCAGTTCAGAAAAGTTTGAACAGGCAAATACAAATTGATTACACTGTACGTATTCAGACGTTAACCAATTTGAGTACAACATAAATATACATATATTTAAAATGAATAAATAAGATTATATAAAGAATTTGGAGTTGAGCAACAATGGCTTATACAATTAACAAAACAAATGGTAGTATTTTTGCAACAGTTGCGGACGGTACTATTAATACATCAAGTAGCATTACTATTATCGGCAAAAACTATGCAGGATATGGTGAGTTTTTGGGAGAAAACTTTATCAAAATGCTTGAAAACAGTGCAAATAGCACAGCCCCAACTGCTCCATTAACTGGTCAATTATGGTATGATTCAGGAAATAACTTACTTAAAGTATACAGCGGATCACAATGGAAAAACCTGGGTGCTGCTACGTCAAGTTCAAGCACACCGACCGGTAACGTTGCTGGTGATTTGTGGTTTGACTCAACTAACAGCCAATTAAAAGTTTATGATGGATCGAGTTTTGTTTTGGTAGGTCCAGCATTCACTTCAGGCACCGGTACATCTGGTGCAATTGTTGATACTGTTAGAGATTCCGGCGGCATAGACCACATCGTGGTTAAATTATATGTTGAAAATGATATTGTTGCTACTGTTAGTAAAGATTCAACGTTTACACCTCAAACTTCAATAACTGGTTTTGCGAATATTGCTTCTGGAATTCAATTAAGCACAACTGTTGACAGTGGTAATGCATTGTTTACTGGTAAGGCTACTAATGCGGCCCAACTTGACGGGTTCAGCGCCACCGATTACCTTAGCGCCGTTGCCAATGACACAACTGTTGGTTCCCTAGGAATTTTAAACGACTCAGGATTAACAGTGGGTGTTGACAGCGATTTTCAGATTACTACTCCACTGGGAACCGGTAATGTAATTTTAGATAATCTCATCAACAACGGAGATATTATTTTCCGTGTAAATGATGGTGGTTCAACCACACAGGTACTTGTTTTTGATGGCGCAACATCAGATATTCTGCCTGGTGTTGGTGGCACAACTAACTTGGGTGCCAGCGGAACCAAATTTAATAATGTTTATGCAAACAGTTTCGAAGGAACAGCCACATCAGCCGAGTATGCTGACTTGGCAGAACGCTTTGAAGCAGATGCTGAATATGAAGCAGGTACTGTTGTAGAGTTAGGAGGTATTGCTGAAATTACTAAGGCGGTTGAAGAATTATCAGAAAACGTTTTTGGCGTTATCTCAGACCGTGCAGCGTACTTAATGAACGCAAAAGCAGGTTCAAATGCTACACACCCACCAATCGCTATGAATGGACGTGTGCCAGTTAAAGTCATTGGAACTGTAAACAAAGGCGATCGCTTAGTTTCTGCAGGCAATGGTTTTGCCAGAGCAGCACAAGACGGTGAAGCAACTGCACGTAACATTATTGGACGTGCGCTAACTAATAAAGAGACAACAGGCGAAGGCACAGTAGAAGCAGTCGTTAAAATTAATTTTTAAAAGAAGACTAGTAATCAATCCCAGCCATAACTTTTATATCAAAGTATATAAAGTATGGCGTTGGTAAAAGTCAACTAATACAAAGGGAAAAGTAAAATGGCATATACATCAGGCGATACTATTCTAGATGACCACTATAACATTTTTGTACAAGGTGGTGCATCAGCAGTAGATCATAATACAGCAAACTTGAATACAGTTTGGGGTTCAGGAACAAGTGATAAAGGTTACGGTCAATCAGGTAATCTTTCAACAGTAAGTGCAGGAACAACAATTACTGCAACACAATGGGTAAATTTACTTAACCGTACAAGTACAATTGCTAATCACCAAGGTACTTCAATTACAGCAATTACAAATCCAACCACTGGTGATACTATTAGCGCATACACAGCACTAAGTGGAAATATTTCAAGTATTTTTACAAACAGAGGTAATGCTGCTGCTAATGGAACAGATATTACTACAAACGGCACAATTACAAGCACTACTACCTGGGATGTTAGCGCATCAATTACACGCACTGTAACATTTAGCAGCGCAAATGCAGCACGTTACTTCTTTAATGCAGGTGGTATGATTCGTAACAGTTTAAGTTTAACACTTACTTCAGGTGACGCTAAGTCACTAGAATGGGCAGACTTACTTTCAAAATGCGGTACTATTGTTACTACAGGTGGCTCAGCAACACAATCTATTGCTGGCACCTCTTACACTGGTACTACAAAAGTTGGTGGATTAGGTACCCCAGATATCTTAACTACTACCACTGGTTATTATGATTTAACACCAGGTGGTGCAGCAACTACAATTTTCCGTCAGTATGCTGATAGTGCACCGTATACCGCAAACTATGTTACAATTACATTAGCATTAAACGCTACGTCAACTGTGCTAACTTATGTTATTACATTAACTGACGCTGCTGCCGATACCGTTGCTCCAGATGGTTCAGGATCAGGCGACGCACTAGACGTTGTGGACGGTACACTTTCAAATGCAATGGTTGTGCGTCCACCAAGTACAACATACTTGTCAGATACCTGGGGCACACCAGCAATGAACGCTACATCTTGGACAATGACAAGCTAATAAGTTTTTAACTTATTACACCAAAAAGCCCCGCAAGGGGCTTTATTTTTGATATATAATCGTGTATAATACCCATATGGATACTGACAATATTATCAAACAATCACGAGCACGGTTTGATCACAATCAAGCCAAGCAGATTCTGCGTGAAAAATACGAAGCAAAGATGTTGTTTGCATACAACGGAGGCATGTGGCGTGCTGGTCCAGAATTATTAATGACTATCGCAGTATGCCCAGATGAAGACTGTGTGCTTGTCGACGAGTACAACAATCCAGTACAAATTAACACACTAGAACTTGAATTGCTTGCGCAACAACGTTGGCAAGAACAAATGAATGGGTGGTTAAATGAATTTCAAGAACTCAGCCGTAAAAGGTAAATTTACCCCTACAAACAAATCAAAGTTTTTAGGTAAAAAAGATCCTATCTATCGTAGTCTATGGGAACGTAGGTTTATGTTATATTGTGATCGTTCGGATGCAATACAATTTTGGGATTCGGAAAGTTTTCATATTCCATATATGCATCCTAAAGAAAACCGTATGCGTAATTATTATCCTGACTTTTATGTTGACTATATTGACAAATACGGCAATCCGCGACAAAAGCTAATTGAGATTAAACCACGTTACCAAATGAAATGGCATGTTAATAAGGCAAAATGGGCGGCGGCAGAGAAATACTGTAAAGAATATAATATGGAATTTCAGGTACTAACTGAGCGGGAGTTATTTTGAAAACCTTATATAGCTTAGGTTGTAGTTTTATGAGTGATGATACCTCTACATGTGGTTTCCCAACATTTTTACAACAGTTTTGTGAACGCAACAAATATGAATATCATTGTATTGCCCGTCCTGGCGCTACAAATTTTGCTATTAGACTGCAAATTGATTATGCCATTAAACAGAAACCAGACTTAATTGTTATTGGCGCTACTAGTAGTGATAGAATTAATATTGTACGTAATCCGGATGGGTGGAGGTCACCTGTTGAATTAAAGCATATTGAATATCGAGGATATCAGTGTAGCAGCGAGCAAGAGTTTGATCACGATGAAGTGTTTATTGTAAGCGATACACTAGCAAATATCGTCGAAGCACAATATATTGATGTTGGTGAAGATACTAAACAGGCAGTACAAAGATATATTGCAGATTTGCACGATATGGGACTACAGTACAACATCGATGGCTGCGTTATTAGAGACGGACTACGTGCTTTACAAGAGAGTGGACTGCGTTTCATCTTTATGCCTGGCCCAATGTTTTGGATGGGATGGAACTGGCTAGGCGATAGTTTATGGCCGCCATACGAAAAACAACCCTGGGATATGCCATTTGGCCCACATAATGTTAATAACCACAATCCGCCCGAAGCGCATGCTTTGTTTTTAGATACACTAGAGAGAATAGTATGAAACGTAAAATTTTTAGAATGCTAGTAGACATTGCAGATCGTGTTAATATTTGGTTTACTGCTAAATTTAATCTAAATCCAAAACGTCGGGTATTGGAAATTCAACAAGATTTACATACAACAATGCAAGATCTTGATAACACAATTGGAAAGGCGCTGGAAATTAAATGACGCAAGGTTGTTTAATATTTGCACATAATAACGGTGATATTGATTATGTCAAACTCGCAGAACGTAGTGCTAAAAACATTAAGCAATATTTAGGCCTACCTACGACTATTATAACCGATATAGATACAAAAACTTCGAGTACACGTTGGTTCGCGGATTACGATAAAAGCGTAAAGTGGTTAAATTCTGGACGTTCACGTGCTTACGAGTTATCACCATACGATCAAACTGTATTGTTGGACGCAGATTATATTGTAAATAGCGACCAATTGTTAAATTTGTTTAGAAGTGGCCAAGATTTTCTAGCACATCGGAATGCAAACAGTGTTACTGGTACAGGTTGGAGCAAACAGCTAAACACGTTTGGTGAATACCGTTTTCCAATGTGGTGGGCGACTGTTGTGTACTTTACAAAATCCGACACTGCACGTGCTATATTTGACGCGATGCAGATGGTCGAAACAAACTACGAGCATTATGCTAACTTGTATAACTTTAAAAAACACCCATACAGAAATGATTATGCACTAAGTATTGCATTAAACATTGCTGACGGACATTTTAACGCAGAACAGTTCGATATTCCCTGGACACTACAAAGTGTTGTTCCCGAACACGTACTAACACGTACAGATAACGTGTATACAGTACGCTATGACAATAAACGCATAGAATTGTCTGGCATGGATTTTCATGCCATGGGTAAAAAGCACTTGGAGGCATTGTATGATTGAAGCAGAACGTGGATATTTAATTGTTGCTACTAACACATCTGATGTAGATTACATTGCGTGCGCACGTGTTCTTGCAAAAAGCCTACGTTACTGGCACCCAACAGCAAAGATATGCTTGTTAACAGATACAGAATATTCAGATCCTGTGTTTGATTATGTAAAACAGTTTCCATATCCTACAGTAGGTGGATGGGCTGATGATTGGCAAGTGTTTTCTGCTAGTCCATTTAGACAAACTATTAAGTTAGAAGCAGATATGATTGTTACTGCGCCAATTGATCATTGGTGGACTATGTTGGAACATCGCGATGTAGTAGTAACACAAGGTAGTAAAAATTTTTTACAACATACGGCAACATCAAGACACTATCGTAAAATATTTGATTTGAATAATTTGCCAGATGTATATAATGCTATTACATATTGGCGTGTTAGTAAAACAGCAAAAGATTTTTTCTTTAGAGTAAGACATATTTTTGAAAATTGGGATGTATATAAGCAAAGTTTGCGCGGCGGATCGGGCGAAATTGCTAACACTGATTTAGTATACGCAATGGCTGCCTGTTTTATCGGTGTAGAACGTGTTACACTACCCGATACTTCGTACCCAAGTTTGGTACACATGAAAAAACACATCAATAACATCGCTGCTGATGATTGGTGTAAACAACTTGTATGGGAATTAATTGATGGAGAGTTTAGAATTAATACTGTAAGTCAGCGTTATCCAGTACACTACCATCAAAAAGACTTTGCACAAGAATTGGAACCCGTATATGACAAACTTTTGGCAAGCACTTGAACACGCAGAACAGCCTGCAGAACATTCAGAGTTAGAATATCGTTTATATTATAACGATCTAGGCGAACCTGTTTTTTATTCAATCGACAAAGAATTGGGTAATTACATTATAGTAGACAAAGAAACATATGCTAGTGGACGCTATGATGTGCGAGTTATTGATGGAAAATTAATTAAGCCCAGACAATATGTTTATCAGAAACTTGTACCAGTCGCACAAGGTATAGATGTTGCAATCGTTACTCCTGACCAAACGTGGAAACTAAAACGCTATGAGTGATATTATTGATATTGCCGACTTGGATGTTGTGTATCTAAGTTATGATGAGCCACAGAAAGAAGAATTCTGGGTTAAAATTAAAAACATGATACCTTGGGCTGTTCGTGTCGACGGAGTAAAAGGTTCAGATGCTGCACACAAAGCAGCCGCAGAAGCAAGCACAACCGAACGTTTTGTGCTTATTGACGGCGATAATTTGCCAAATCCAGAATTCTTTAATCTACAACTAGAAATGAAAACGCCAGAGTATGAGCGGGCTGTGTTTCGTTGGAGAGCAGTTAATCATATTAATGGGCTTATGTACGGCAACGGTGGATTAAGTTGCTGGACACGTGAATTCATTCGAAACATGAAAACACACGAAGCATCAGACGGGTCTAATGATACCTGCGTAGAATTTTGTTTTGATCCATTGTACTGGTCTATGCATGATTGTTATAGTACAACATATCCAAACGGCAGTGCATTTCAAGCGTGGCGAGCAGGTTTTAGGGAAGGTGTTAAGATGTGTTTGGACCGTGGACGTAAACCGACTGAAATCGAGTTTAAGGATGCAGTGCATAAGCGTAACATGGACCATTTAACTATTTGGCACAATGTTGGACTTGATGTAGAAAACGGAGCGTGGGCGATTGCTGGTGCACGTCAAGGCACATCTATGACTATGCTTGAAGACTGGGATTACCGAGAAGTACAATGGTTCGATAATTTAGCAGAATTATGGTCTACAACACAAAACAACGATCCGCATGAAATGATTGAATTTTATGGCGAGCGTTTAACAGGACGTTTAGATTTGCCAATGATTCTACTAGACGCAAAATCAAGTAAATTTTTTAAACATCATTATCGCAGTAATTGGCACAATATGGGTGCTACTGTACGTGAGATAGATGTTGTTAGAACACAAGAGGGATGATAATGTATTTTAATAAAAAACATTTAGATATTAATTATAGTAGGTTTGTTAATGACGACTTTAATACACACGAAGGATCGTGCATTAAACACCAAATCACTGAGTGCGCCGATATACACCAAGAATATGGCGGTTTTCCAGATTCGTATTCTTACGATAATACAAGAATTAATCAATTATGGTATGACAACACACAAATTGATTATGAAGATTTAGGTAAACAATTAGGTATGGAAGTAATTTCTGTTAGTGCTATTAGACAACGTCCAGGATGTGTTATTCCTTTGCACAGAGATATGTTTTATCAGATTACTAGTAAATATCCTAACGATACCAGATTAAAAGTTCGTGCTAATGTACATCTAGAAGACTGGAAAATGGGACATTTTATACAGTACGGTGATACAGTTTTTACACATTGGAAAGCCGGCGATGCATTAATGTGGGATTCAGAGGTGTGGCATCTTGGTGCTAATGCTGGCTTTCAAGATAAGTTTACTTTACAGGTATCAGGCTTTCTATTAGATGATAACAGTTAAGGTTAAAACTAGCGATAGTGTAGTGTGGAACACCGTGGAGGTCCATTCAAAAATAGCCCAAGCATTATATACCAATCAGGATCTGCTAATAGACCTAAACTCAGAAGGCCCAGACTTTACAACACTTGGCATAGATGAATATATCGATACCATTAAAACTACTGTTAACTATACCGGTAACATTACTTTCCAAACTTGTAATATGCTAGAGCCGTCATCGACTTTTCCTATACACCTGGTATATAACGCACTTGAATATGAATCCACAATAAAAAAATCAAATGATCTAAAACATTTTGGATTATTTGTCGGCCGAGGAAACGCACCAAGGCTTTACTTGTCGTCGTACCTTTATAATAATCATCGCAATATTTCATTACACACAAATCATTTAGATTTAGACAACGAGTTCTATGCTGCTAACATTGGTCTAGAGAGACTAATGCTCGAATACAATATTACTGACATAACAGATATTGCTAACTACATTAACCAGTGCCCGATTAATACACAATCTGTTGAAATCGATAAGACTCTTGATATTAATCCTGCACAGCAATTATTTAAGAATGACTCTGATGATTTTTTAAACAAGTACAGTCAATTTGCTATTGAGATTGTTTGTGAAACCTATTTTACCGGAAATACATTTTTCCCGACCGAAAAGATATGGCGTCCAATATTATTAAAGACTCCATTTATTGTGCAAGGCCCGGCAGGCTATCTAAAGAATTTACGCAATTTGGGATTTAAAACATTTAATGATTTTTGGGACGAGGGATATGACGAAGATCCACATACCCACTCTATACATGAAATAACTCGTGTAATTGATACCCTAGCAAAAGAATCTACCGAAGAGATTAGTTGGATGCTAAAGAATATGCAAGATATCTTAGATCATAATTATAATAGACTATTAGATTTATATAATGAACCAAAATAAAGGTGACGAAGTAGACAAGGACTTTAAGTCAAAGTTCTTAAGTGATGCAGAAATAGCACAACAAAAATTAGATACAGTGAGTCCAAGTTTCTGCTTGGCTAAATGGAAGCAGGTAAGTTTGCATTTAACCAATGGCATGAATAACTCATGTTATCATCCACCACTACGCAAAATACCTGTAGAAGAACTCGCCGGAAATCCCGGTAAGTTGCATAACACTGATTATAAAAAACTACAGCGTGAAAAGATGATCGCAGGCGAACGTCCTGAGGAGTGCTTCTATTGTTGGGCAATGGAAGATAACGGAAAACTTAGTGATAGACACTACCGTTCAGGAGAACCGTGGGCTATTGAAAAGTTTGATGAAGTTGTAGCTGACCCAATGGCAGACACTAACCCTGCGTATGTTGAGGTGAACTTTAACTCTGCTTGTAATTTAGAGTGTAGTTATTGCTCACCCCAATTTAGCAGTTCGTGGATGCGCCAGGCAAAAGAACATGGTGCGTATCCAACAAGCGTTCCTCATAACGATCCTGTACACTTCCAAGGAGAACGTAGACCTATTCCGCATTCAGAGTATAATCCATACGTAGAAGCATTTTGGCAATGGTGGCCAGAGTTGTATCCTGATTTAAAACATTTCCGCATGACAGGCGGTGAACCACTAATGGATAAAAACACATATCGTGTGTTTGATTATGTATTAGAGAATCCAAAACCAGACTTACACCTAAATGTAACATCTAATCTCAGTGTAGAACAAAAACTATGGGACAAATATATTGATTATGTGAAACGTATTTGTAATGAAGGTGAGAATGTTGAACATTTTATGCAATATGTTTCACTTGATGGGTTTGGTAAACAAGCAGAATATATGCGTGCTGGACTAAACTTTAATTTATTATGGGATCGTGTAAATCAATTTTTAACAGAAGTACCATATAGAAGTAGTTTAACATTTATTATTACAATGAATAATCTATCAGTAACCAGTTTAGAACATTTGTTTACTGGAATATATGGATTAAGACAACTTTATAGTAATACCTATCAGCGTGTTTGGTTTGATACTCCTGTATTGCACACTCCCAAATGGCAGAGTATGCGATTGCTTCCGGATATGTACGCAGACAAACTAGAAGATCTAATGATGTGGATGATGGAACATGTTGAAACACCACGAACACGCTTTAAAGGATTTAAAGATTACGAAATTAAACGCCTGGACAGAGACATTGCTTGGATGAAAACACCTATTGAAAATTCACAAAAGCACAAGGGAGATTTCTATAGATTTTTTAATGAATATGACCATCGTCACAATTATGACTTTTTGCAGGTATTTCCGGAAATGGCAGCCTGGTGGAATGAATGCAAGTACTGGGCCAATCAATGATAACATTTATTGGAACACATTTTGCCATTAATGAACCGTGGGGCAAACAAGAGCATTATATTATTGATACAGTAAAACGTCAAGTTGAGTTTAACTTTCCTAACGAACGTAACTTAATAGTTAATATCACCTGGCTAGGTCCGCAGTTTAAAAATGGAATATGGGAACAGGTTTGTAGCATTAATAAGACGTACGATAATCTATTTTGGTTGGCTCCTGTTGACCCTCTAACAATAACAGAAAAACAGCGTAACGAGATTGAACAACG